CTCTGGCTGCGAGCGTGCCAGCTTCGTCCAGTGCTCCGCATTCCAGCAGCGGCAGACGGCGTCTACGAACTCGTCAAAAGCACGCCCAGCCTGGACGGCTCGCGGGCCGACTTCGTCCCTGAGCCGGCTGCGGAGGTGCGGCAGCATCCCAGCCGGCGCGTCGTCCACCGTCACCTCCCGCCCGCAGGCCGAGCAGGTGAAACAGGCGTGGACAACGCGCCGGTCGGGGCTTTGCACTTGCACGACGCAGGGCACGGGCACGGCGTCCGGTGCCCGTCTCCATGGACGATGTAGCCACGCCCGCCGCAATCGGTGCAGCAGCCCGGTTTAGGCTCTGGCTTCGGCTCTGGAGCCTTGTCCGGTGCCGTGGCGGCATAGGCGACGCTGACCGCCGCCGAGGCTCTAGGAGCCTCCTGGTCGATCTGGGCGGGATCAGCCGACAGGCTGGCGAGGATCGAGAGCAGCCATTGCCACATGGTTCACCATCCTTGCCCGTGGTTGAGGACACGATGCCCGTTCTCATCGACTCGTGCGTGCACGACGTAGCGTGCCTCTTGCGGTGGCTGCTCCGCAAACATCATCGCCCACAGTCCGAGGCGGGCGAGCCGCTGGATGATCCGCAGCACAGGGCGGCTCGGCTCAGGCTTCACGGGCGAGTAGTCCGATGTCGCCGCCCACCACGTCAGCATCACGGCGACCAGGCCCACGACGACGGCTGTCTGAATTTCTCTCTTGCTCATCGGTCATCACTCCACAGCGAATAGACGAACATCACCACGATGGCACCGATCACCGAGCCGATCAGCCCGGCGGGAGCGTCACCGAACGGCAAGCCACCAGCGAGCGAACCGACGATGCCGAGTCCAATCGTTGGCACCCAGCCTTCAGGGCACTTGCCAGGGTAAATCCACTTGGCGATGCCGCCTGCGACGGCACCGAATACGAGCCACATGACGAGCGACATAGGAACTCCTAGAGTCCGAGGTGATAGACGTCAGCGATGAGTCGAGCCGGCGACGGCTTGCGAGCCTGCTTCTCTGGCGGTGCCGGTGCGAGCCAACCGCCGTGGTCAAGATCTCTGTAGCGGAAGTTCACGCCGCTGATGCTGAACGAGTCTTGACCGGCGAGCATGGCATCGACGGTCTCACGGCTCACCCAGAACGAGCCGTCAGGCTGGTCGCTCGGCCACTTCGGGCCGCCGTTGAAGACGCCCCACGAGTTGAGGCACAACAGCCCGTCACGCTTGCCTTCGTTCTTCGCATACCTGACGGCGATGAAGCACATGCAGTGTGCCCAGCTGCCCTGCCGTGGCGAGAATCCATCGGCGTCACGCTGCGACGAGAAGCCAACGCCACTGCACACCGGAACGGGATACCCGCTCTCAATGCTCGCTGCCGCTTCGTCAAAGTTCCGAACCAGTGCCACGTTCTTCGCCGTGGTCTTGTTGGCGAGCCGCGCGAGTGCCAGCCCGTTGGCACCTCCGCCACACAAAAGGTTTCCCCACTCCTTCGCCCGCTGCGGGCTGTACGTTGTCAGGTCAGCGCCGGGATACTGCTGGCGAAACAAGATGCCGCCGACCGTCGGGTCTTTGCACTTGCCCGCCACCCAGCGTGCAGCAGCGCCGCCATACGAGCCATCCGAGTAGCCCGCCTGCGTCACTGGCGGAAGCCTGCCGGCGGTCCTCGATCCCGAGTACAGCGGCTCAGTCGCCACCAGCTTCGGCGGCTCTGGCAATTCGCCCTCTGCCCAATCGACGCACTGGCCGACGTACGATCCCATCGCCCAGCCGAACGACACACAGTCGCCGATGCCCTGCTTCCACGGCCCAAACGGCTTGCCGTAGACCTGGCGGTGAGCACGGTCGGCGAAGCGATAGAGAAACGTGTCTTTCTGCTTGGCGTTCTTGATGACTTCCTTCGCCGCATCAGAGAAGAGCGGCTGGTCAAGTTCAGCCAGAAACGCCTTCGTCCCCGCCGGGTCTGGCGTATACCCAAACTGCCCATCAATCCGCGCAACGACACGGTGCGTGGCACGCTCAACGAGCGCCCCGAGAATCGCCATCACGATCACAAACGTGACAGCACCGATTGACCAGCGGCTACTTCGTGACATCGGCAGCAGCCCTCGACAGGTCACGCAGAGCAGCCACCCAATCCGCTCGGCTCTCTGGCGTCACAGGCCCGCCAGACGAGCCCACGGCGTCATCGAGGAACCGATGCACGGCTTCTCTGACGTGAGGCTGACGGGCACCGATGCTGTCGCCCTTGCACCGAGCCTCACGGGCGGCGATCCGCAGTTCGTCAAAGGCGACGCCGGTCTTGAGACGCTGGTCGTGCGTGCCGTCGTACTCGATGCAGGACGCCAACTCATCGCAGAGAGCCGAGAGCGTGGCAGCGTCAGCGGCAGCAGTCGGGCCGACAAACTTGCCACGCAGCGTGAACGCATCCGGCGGCACTGGCATTGGCTGCGGCGTCGGGCTACTCGAGCGGCTCGGCATAAAGGCAATCGCCGCAGCCACAAGCAACGCCAACACGGCGACGTGCTTGCCGTCGATGGTCGGCATCTTCGCCGTAGCCACGAACGCCTTCACCTTCTCGGTGATCTGCTGACCGGCGAGCAGATAAGCGGCGAACGCCACGAGCAACGCTGTAATCACGCGGAAGCCCTCACAAGCGGCAGAAGAGATTCAATGGCACCAGATGCCAGGGCGAGCACAAACGCCCGCAGGGCTGGCCGCAGGATCGCCCAGAACGGCCACGCCACCAGCGGCAGGCACGACACGGCAATCATGTCGAAGAGCGACGCAACCGCAGCGAGAGCGATAGCCTTCTTCTCAGGCCCGGAGATCGACGCAGTGGCGTCTAGCGTCTCGACGCACAGCCGCAGCAAGGCGACCAGCAGAGAACCGAACTCAACCCACGTCAGACCGTCACGGGCCACGACTTTAGCGGTGGTCAGGAACGCACTCACCTTGTGCTCGATGTCGAGGAAAGGGTGTGCGGCAGCAAGCGGTGCGTCAGTGACCATGCCGCCAGACTAGGCGGGACGGGACGCAGACTAGACCGGCTCTGCCTGCCCCTCTCGGTACAGCACCAAAGCAATGGCGGAATAGCACGCAATATCCTTGAGCGTGTCTTCGATGCCGTCGAATTCGCATTTCCCACGGCGGAAGTACGCCTTCAATCGGTGCATCTTGTCCGAGATTCTGAGGATGCAGCCCGCCCACGCTGGCATATTCACCACGTCGGCACTCTGCCGGATGTTGCTCAGCGCGTCCTCGTCAACGCCGTAGTCAAGAGTCTTGGCTAGATGAAGGGTTTTCAGTTCCTCAAGGATGGCGAGGAACTCCCGCGAGCCGGGCCGGATGTCGTCGGCTGGCTGTGCCAAGATGCTGTCACCCGTCCACCGGATGTCGTCCGGTGCCGCTTCCATCTCACGCTGCCCTTGGAGAATCCAATCCGCCGGAATCTGCTCCTCTCGCTCGGCTGCGTACTTCTCAGCGCTCGCCCTGGTCATCTCCTGCCACCGCCCTGGCGCTTCCTCGACGATAGCTGTGGCAGAGTGGCACTTGCCGCCGTCGCAGCATCCGCCGGCCAGGCGGGTCTCTACGGCTGCTCGCAGTTGTGCGTTGGTGTCTTCCAGATCCGTGATGATTCCTTGCATCTTTTTCCTTTCAATTAGCAATCTTGCGACGTCGGCAGCCAGAGCACCTGCTGTGCCCGTCCACTGCCCTTGATAGCGATACGCTCGCTGGCGTGCCTCGGCGATGTAGTCGTCAGTCAATTCGTATTGCATGCGTCAAGCCTTCACGCCTGCGACGTGCATGGACGACAGCCCGCCGGCGTGGTCGTAGAAGAACGTCTCCATTGCCTGCCGTGAGCCGATGAATCCGTTGACGCTGTGCCAATCGTCGGGCGGGCAGAGAGCCGGTGCCGTGCGAACGATCACGCCGTCGAGCGTCTCAATCGGTCGCTGCCACTCCGCAGCCTGCGAATGGAAGTGCCCAGTGTGCCACTCTCGGTACGGGCACTCGCTCCACTGGCGGGACGCTTCCAACGCCATGATCTGCGGCAGCTTCCGCTTGGCACGATGCCCGTGAACGAAGCCCAGCAGATTCCGCCCGTGCGTGAGGTACTGCCGCCCCGTGAAGTCTGGCTTGATTGTCACCTGCTTGTGACCACGGAACCGCTCTTGCATGATCCGCTGAAACGTCCACGTCAGCACCTCGTCGTGGTTGCCGTTGACGATCACAACGTCGGTCGGCACGGTCTCCGACGATTGCGAGATGAGAGCGAGCATCGTGTTGCACCCGACTTCGATCATCTTCTGGAGACGCCCGTCACGCTCCAGCGGTGTACCACTTGTGGTACTGCCGTCGGGCCGATCGTAGTGGAAGAGATCGCCAACGAAGGCAATCGTGCGTCTGGTGGGATTGTGGGCATTGCCCACCGAGAGCAGCTGCGAGCCAGTGTCGCCCACCAGGCGGGCGGCGTGGTCAAGGTCGTAGTCATCGCCGCCGGTCGTCTTGCCCCATGCGTACTTGCCGAAGTGCGGATCAGCAACGACGAGCACCTGCCACAGTCCATCTCGCTTCGGTGCCTTGACAGATTTGGTCAAGGGTCGCCGGATGTCGTTCTTCGCACCGTCGATCATCGCCGCCACGACTTCCCGTGTTGTCGGCCCGCCCTTTGGCTTGAGCCGCACGAACACACGATGCAGTTCGATGCTGCCGCCGTCGCCGTCGCCGCACTCCCACTTCGTCGCTTCAGATGCAGCTACTTCAAAACGATCAAGGTCGGCTTCGATGTGCTTCAGCAGATCCTCAACCGTCTTAATGCGGCGGCTCGTGGAGCGTGCTTCAAGCGTGTCGCCGTTCTGCGACTGCGTCACCTGCTCTGCGTCGGCGGCTGGCTTCGGCGGCGGCAACTTCGCCTTGATCCTGTCCGCTATTTTCTTCGCAGCCATTCAGATAGCTCCTTCTCTGAGACAATGTGCCACCCGCTTGCAGCCGCTTCTTCTCTCAGTGCTCGTGCCACGGACGCCGATGATGCGGAGCCATAGCCGCCCGCCTGGAACCGCCTGCGGATCTCCAGCACGCCGGCCCGGTCGTCATCGCTTAGACGATCCATCCACGTGGCCGGCTTGGCTGGCTTCACTCTCTCAGCTACGGCGTCGGCTAGTGCGACGCTTCGGCTTTTCGTCTTCACGCGGCGGCTCCTTCTTCTCAAGGTGTATCCACCCGTCATCGTCAGGGATGCCGCCGCCGACGTGCTCCTCGTCGTCGTCGTCGAGGTCAGGCGGCAAGATCACCGCCTCGGTCTTCGGCTTGGCTCTGGCGCGTCCCATGCCACCTAGCGTGGCAGGCGTGTCAAGCGGATGGAGCCTTGCCCCACTTGCCCGCCGGGCATTCCTGGTCCGCCCAACTCAGCTTTGACACGTACCCCGCCGCCCTCGACACCGGGCATCCGCAAAGGGTGCAGGCGTCGTTTTGGAGGTGCTCGCACGTCAGACAGATGTCGTGCCGGCGGATGATCTCCTCGTCGCTCGCCATGGGCATCCCGGCGGCGACGTGCGAGACGGCGGCAGAGGCGAAGTTGCGGATTTTGGTGAGGAAGCTGGGAGTGTCGGTGCGGGTGAGGCTCACAACTCCAGGCGGATTGGGGCCACGGCAATTACGAGGCGAGTCTGGCCACTTTGTTTGCAGGTGGCACCGAGAACACACGCTCCCTTCAAAAGAACACAGCATCACGCGGAATCCTGTATCAACCACGAACCAACGTCCCCAATGCTGTAGCCTGGAAATTGGCTGCTGCATGCGTAAGAAACAAGCCTGCCAGTTGTCCCCTTGAAGCATGGAGACGGCCCCGCATTGGACGCGCTGAAGGCTGGAAATGGAGCGCCGATCTGGCCGACCGCCTGCGGCGATGTTCCAATCGCGTATCCACTGACAGTCAGCAACTGCGAGAGTGTTTCTGTTGTATTAGGGCCAAAGTATGTATACGGAACGCCCAAAAACGTCAGCGTCAAATGAACGCTACACACGCTTGGGTCTGAGATATACAGCGGCGGAGAAGGCATGCCGGTAGCAATCGTGAGTGCCACGTCTAGGCTGGCGTCGCTGTAGCCCCACGCCACGCATCCGTCGCTTATGTAGGCGTATTGCGACCTGTTTACCGAGCGAGATAGAGTCACAACTCGACTGCCAGAAAAGCATCCGTATTGGATGCCTCCGTACCCGCTTTGAGTGACCTTCGTGACGCCTAAAGCAGAGTAGGAAAAAAGAATCTCATCCGGCGGCGCGCCCATGCAACACGGACACAAGCACGGATTCGGCGTGCACGTCGTCCCCACACCCTTGAACGTCTGCCCCGTCCCTTGGCACTGGCACTGCGGCTTGACCGTGCACGTCGTGCCTTCGCAGCACGCGCCCTCCTTGCAGGCTTGCAGGCAGTCGGCTTCGGTGGTGTAGCCGCCGCCGCCGGATTGGCCGGAGCCGGTGGTGCCGTTGTATGTGGAAACTTGGCGGCAGGGCATGGTTGTTCACACGGTGACGGTAAGCGTGCCAACGGTTGCAGGCGAAACGACAGTGCTGTTTAGGTCGCTTGACACTGGAGTCCATTGCACAAGCTCATACTGAAACTGACCAAACGCGGAGCATGTGAAATCAGTTTTCACGGTCGGGCTTGATGTCGGTGTTTTGTTTGGGCATGGAGGCGAAAAGACTCTCTGCCTCTCGCTGCGCCCGTCAGGAGAACTGACAAAAGCAGCGTTTAGACCCACGGCATGAATAGAGTCTGAATACGACTCAGGCTCGCAGGGTGCCTTGATTGCGTAAAACGTGTTGTTTGGAACAAACACTTGATTCAACCCACGAAACGGCCTTGCGCTGTAATTCAAGTTTGTTATTGAAAGGGATGTGCCTGTTGACGTGCACTCAATGACGGCCCGCATGTAAACGAATCCAACTGGGACGGGCGCTCCAGAAGTGAATGAGTATTCTCCGGTAATTGGAGTCTCGTAATAGCACGACGCGCCATCTTGGCTTGTTCCGGTATACGAAAGCGAAACCGTCTTGCTCACGTCTGAAAAACTAGACGAAGTGTATTTAGCGCATTGGTGCATTCCGCCGCCACCAAATGCGACTGTCTCCATTTGGCCGTAAGCCGTCTGGCTCATAGAAAACGACAGTGATGCCGATAGCGCGGACGGGCGTTGATCAGAGCAGCCGCACCCACCATAGCAATACCACCCACCGCAGCACCCGCAGTTCTCTGCGATCTTGCCGTCCTTGACGATCAGCGAGCCGTTTTTGGTGGCGAGTGTCATGTGCAGGCCGTGGTATCAATCCACGCCAATCCGCCGTTGGCGGCGTGCGTGAGGACTTGTTGCTTGGATGCTGAGTAGCCTGTCAGGCTGTGCCAATCCCAGCCGACTAGCACCCACTCATCGGCAACATAAGCGATGAGGCAAACGGAACCTGATAGCGTGGCGATGTAGTTCTTCGCCGTGTAGGTCGCCCCAGACACCACGGCATCAGTGACGGTTGTCGTGCTGCCTTTCGTCCACGTTCCCGAGAACGTGCCACGAATGACGCCAGCCTGCATCCGAATCAGCGCCCAGTTGGAATCCTTCCACAGCACATGAGCGCCTGACGCCTTGCCGAGATCCGCCGCCTTCAACTGCACCACGCCACCAACCGCCACGCGCCCGATCTTGCCCGAC